CGTATGGAATAAAATGGGCAAAAACGTTGTTGAGCCTGACGAATACGAAGATCCACAAGAACTTATTGATGATGGGAAGATTCCGCGCTTCTTTGAATTTACAGGTAAGGTTATTTTCATCTCGAATTTGAAGATGGATAAGCTTGATCCTGATGGCGCTATACGTACTCGAGCATTTATGATTGAGATCGATCCGACAGATGTTGAAATCTATGACTTTATGGAAACTATCGTTGATAAAATTAAATTAGACGGTGATTTAAATTTAGATTCAGCATCACGTAAAAAGACAGTTGACTTACTTCGTAAAGGTAAGTCTAAGCAAACTGCTAACTTACGTAAACTTTCCCGCGCTTTAAATATGCAAGCTGGTACTCTTAAATCAGGAGTAAATATTTCGGATGGTGACTTAACAAGAATGATCGAGACATATGCTTAGCAAAAAGATTTTATCGTTTTCTGTGTTTTTTAACGAAGGTACTAACCTTGGCTCTGGTGAGCTAGGTAAACCTAATTCTAAAACAGGAGAAGCTCGTACTGATATTCTTCGCAAATTGATACAAGCTAAAAAACCACTTGAACTTGTAAAAGGTGGCACCGTTGTTATTGGAGATATTGAAACTGCTATGAAAGCAATTGACCAATATGAAAATGACGGTAATATGTTTGCGATGTTGGACACTAATGGCAACTCCGTAAAAATTAGTCAGTTGAAAAAATCAAAACCATTTGGTGGTGGCGGAGCAGGTGCAGGTGGAGGAACAGTGCAGACCGCAATTGCCGAAGCCGCACAGTGTGTATGGTGTGCCGCAATGCTTGATAAAGGTATATCAACTCCTATTGAAGATTATACTGATGAAGTACTTACTTCTGCGTTTAAAAAGGTTGATGTTGGTAAATCGAGCTTAAAGGAAATATTAGCAATAGATGATGCTTGGAAAAATAGTTCATATCTATCAGCGCAGCTTCTAATTAAAGAAGGTTACATTAAAAGAGGAATGACGTTTCACCGTGATTCTAAATTAATGAAAGCGATTTATCAAGCAAAGGACCAAGCTTTTAAAAATAACGACTTCCCGAAATTTACAGATGATAAATGGAATCCTGGAGATATATGGGCGGTTGGACCAGGATTTAACATTAAGTCATTAAATACTGCGACTGTTCGAGGTTTGCAAAAATCTGTTTTACAGAACTTTGTAGATCGTACGTGTGTTGGTATTTCACTTAAGAAAGTTATTAAGCAAGCAAAGTCTAAAAAACTAAATGTTGAACTTCCGCCGGACACAGATGACTATAAGGTTTTAAAGTCTGCAGCCAAAGCAATCAAATCGGGCCGCGGTGATATTTGGTCTTCAAAAGGTGGAACTATTCAATACGATGATGGTTATTTAATGGTTAAAGACAATAGTGCCTATGGTTCTATTAAAGCAGAAATACAAGGTAAAACAGCCCGCGGTGGTGGTGTTGGTTGGGGTTATATTAAAGACTCAGCAAAACAAACTTTAAGAATCATCCTTCCGGAAATTAAAACAATTGCAAGAGCTGCAAAGAAAATTGCAAAAGGTGATAAAAAAGAATTGCAAAAAATGTTTGAGCTAATGGAAAAGGTTGAAGGAATAACCCGCAAAGATTTTGATAAAAACATTGGCAAAAAAACCAGGTGATTGGATTCACGCTAAGCTTGGTACACTTTACATGATTGAAGCCGTTGAAAGGTTTGGCGGTAAAAAAACAAATCGATGGATAACAAAATTAATTAACTACGCAGGAAGTAAGACTGAAGACTCTTCAGCGTATGTAAAAATTTACGAATAATGAAAACATTTAAAGAATTTACAGAAATTGAAGAGGCCGAATACAAAGGTAGAAAGGTTGATCTCAACAATCCATTCCGTGGTAATGACGGAAAGAAAAAGTTTTATGTTTACGTAAAAAACGAAAAAGGAAACATAATTAAGCTTGGCTTTGGAGATCCCAATATGGAAATTAAACGCGATGATCCAGGCCGCTTAAAAAACTTTAGGGCCCGCCATCAGTGTGATACAAATCCTGGACCAAAATGGAAAGCACGTTATTGGTCTTGTAAATTTTGGGAAAAGGGTAAATCAGTAACAGACTTACTAAAAAAATGAAATCGTTTAGTTCATATATAGAAATTTCAGAAGCTTCAAAGCCTGGAAAAAATGTGCATATGACGCACATCGAAGACCGTGTTATATATGGTGGAGTCAGTGGTTCACGAGAAGCAATACTTGCGCTAAGATCATTAAGAGATATGTTAGCAGGTTCAACAAGCTCATCAACTAATGTAACAGTAAAATGGGATGGTGCACCTGCAGTATTTGCTGGTGTCGATCCAACAGACGGTCAATTCTTTGTTGCTAAAAAAGGAATCTTTAATAAAGAGCCTAAAGTATATAAATCAGAAGCTGATGTTCGTGCAGATACTTCTGGAGATCTTGCAGAAAAGTTAGTTATAGCGTTTAACGAACTTAAAGATCTTGGGATTAAAGATGTAATACAAGGCGACATAATGTTTACTAAAGGTGATTTAAATTCTGAATCAATCGAAGGTGAAAAGTTTATTACGTTTCAACCTAATACTATTGTTTACGCCGTTCCAGCTAAATCTGATCTTGCTAAAACAATGACTAAAGCAAACCTTGGAGTTGTGTGGCATACTACATATAAAGGTAAAGACTTTGCTTCTATGAAAGCTTCCTTTGGTGTTAATATAAAAAGCCTTAAAAAGAAATCAACTGTTTGGTATCAAGACGCAGATCTTCAAGATCTTTCCGGAACTGCAACACTTACAAAGGTTGATACGGAAGAAGTCACCGCTTCGCTGTCTAATGCAGGAAAAATATTTCAAAAAATTAAATCAACTACTTTGACTGAGTTACAAAACAACGTAGACTTAGCAATTAAAATTGAAACATTTAATAATACACTTGTGCGTAAAGGTGAAAGAATTACTAATACTACTAAACACGTTAAGGATTTATTAAATTGGTTTGACGGTAAATTTGGAAAAGAATTAGAAAAAAGAAAAAGTGATAAAGGCAAAGATGCAGTTATGCAAAAACGCGCTGAACTGCTAAGGTTCTTTTCTTCTGACAATAGAAAAAATTTAGTATTGATGTTTGATCTTATGAATGCTATCGTAGATGCTAAATTAATTATTATAAATAAACTTGATAAGCTAAAAAGTATTGATACATTTGTTCGTACTCGTAATGGTTTTAAAGTAACAGGTTCAGAAGGATTTGTTGCTATTGACCGTGCAACAAACGGAGCAGTTAAGTTAGTAGATCGCATGGAATTTTCAACAAACAATTTTTCAAAGGACGTAATAAAAGGATGGGAACGATAAACAGAGCATTAAGCGTATTAAAAGAAGCTAAAACCAAAACAGAAGTTTCTGGTTACATAGTGATGGACGATCCGCAGACAAAGGCTAATCCAGAAAATCCTGCAATTGTAGTAGTAGGTTTAGCAAAATATGATTACGAAAGTTTAAAGAAAGATGTTGCACGTCAAATAAAAGAATTGGAAAAACTTTCCAAGCGTGGTAATTATTCCGCACTTTATAGTGTAATTGGAAAACTTACAGACTCTGCACTTGAATCACCTTTACAAGCAAAAATAAGAACTCTTATTCAAGTTGAAGAAAAAATGGTAAGCGGTCCGTATAAAAGAAAAATAACAGTTGCAAAAAGAAACAGATAATGATAAAAGGTTTTAAACAGTTTAATGAAGAAAAAAGTAAAGAGGTAGTCTTTACTTTCGGAAGATTCAATCCTCCTACGGTTGGCCACGGAAAACTTATAACCAAAGTAGCTGCCGAGGCAATTGGCAATGATTATAGAATTTACGCATCACATTCTAATGACGCTAAAAAGAATCCATTAGAATATAAAGAAAAAATTAAAGTCATGCGTAAAATGTTTCCTAAGCATGGCAGAAATATCATTGAAGATAAAAATGCTAAGACAGTATTTCATATAGCAACTTCTTTATATAACCAAGGATTTACTAAAATTAAAATGGTTGTTGGATCAGACCGCATTTCTGAATTTAAGAAATTGCTTACAAAGTATAACGGCATAAAAGGTAAACACGGGTTTTATAGTTTCGATGATGGTATAGAAATTGTATCAGCCGGTGAACGTGATCCAGACGCAGAAGGCGTAACAGGAATGAGCGCGTCTAAAATGCGTGAAGCTGCGATGGAAGGTGATTTTAAATTGTTTATGCAAGGTATACCTAAAGGCTATGGAAAAGGAATGACGTTATTTAATCTTATTCGAAAAAGAATGGGACTTAAAGAAAAAACAAGCTTCCGTGAACACATTGAACTTCCTTCTTTATCCGAAAAAAGAGAAAGGTACATTGCTGGAGAAATATTTAACGTTAATGATAAAGTCTATACAGATGATAATAGTATCGTAACTGTAAAAGAGCGTAAGTCAAACTACGTTATAGACACTAATGGTGTTAAACATTTTATTCATAACTTAGAAGAAAAACTTAATCCTACTTATGGCAAAGGTTTATCTAAGTCAACAAAATCAAAAAGACAAGCTCAGTTCAATAAACAAGGTAAAATGGATGATGATAATCCAAAGGCGTATAAGCCTGCACCTGGAGACGCAAGAGCTAAAACGAAAGTTTCTAAACACACTAAAGCCTATCATAAAAAATTTAGCGAATACGTAGAAGCTGGCACTGATGAATTAGTAAAAGAATTTGAAAAAACTACACCAGGGCAAATTTCTGAAAAACAGCTTGCGGGTTTAAAGAAAAAATCAGAAGAATCTGGTATTGCTTATGGCATATTGAAAAAAGTATTTGATAGAGGAATGGCCGCTTGGAAAACAGGTCACAGACCAGGAGCAACACCTCACCAATGGGCATACGCTCGAGTAAATTCATTTATTACTGGTGGTAAAACACGAACAACGGCTGATGCTGATTTATGGAAAAAACATAAGGGCTAATGAAAAGTTTTAAAGGATATATTGCTGAAGGCGAAGGTAAAAGCGAAACATGGGAGGACGGTTTCAAAAGGCGCGTTGTTAAAACTACTAAAGCAGATCATTTAGAAAAAGGAC